ATTTTGTTATAAATCGGGAAACTGGTGGAGAAGGCAGGACTCGAACCTGCGACCTCTGACTGTTGTAACCAATTAGGCCAATCTCGCCCTTGCTCTTCCAACTGAGCTACTTCTCCGATACCTTGATGTCCGATTTTGTTATAAATCGGGAAACTGGTGGAGAAGGCAGGACTCGAACCTGCGACCTCTGACTGTTGTAACCAATTAGGCCAATCTCGCCCTTGCTCTTCCAACTGAGCTACTTCTCCGATACCTTGATATGCCATGCCATTCTTTGAGAGGATTGACCGAAATCAATCCAATCTTTATATATTACATACCCCTTTGCTGTAAGAACATCTTTTAGTTTTTTCATCATGCCATCATGACGAAGACAGGACTTCCATATGATGGCATGTTTGCCACCCTCACAGCTTGTGTCATGTTCCTTGCCGGTCATATCATAGGAATTGCAATTCCCTGTATCAGGAGTAGTGCAGGGAAAATTGACCGGCATAGAGGAAAAATCATCTTGCATATAGTACCCTGCTACCTGTATCATGTGATCTGCAAGATCAAGAATGTTACGGGCGGCATCCTTCGACCAGAAAGGACCGGCTATATAGGAGAATGATTGATTTTTTCCACCGGAACGGACATAAGAAGGATAACCATTCTTGCAATCATGACCCAGTCTTCTATCAAAGAAAGACCGGATAATATATTCTTCTGCATAGAGGATATGGGACGGAGCCTGATAATATATTCTTCTTTTCATAGTTTTATCACTCCTTATATTAATTTATCTTACATTTATTATTATACTTATATTCAAACATTAGTCAATGATTATCTTTTCGGCGTGATTATTAGGTTTTTTCAATGTCTTATATTGTATCATTTTAGTTAGATAGTGAGCAATCCTTTACAATGCAAGGGATTGATAGAGATATATGTCTGATATATTGGCATATGATATTCTTGAAATATATCACAAAAGAATGGATAGTAGAGAGTAAATTAACTAGTCATATCAATGGATTGCTGATTTTAAAATTAGTTTTTAGTGAACAGGGGTACACATACAAGAATGGATTGCAGTGGGAATGCCAGAATGTAAGTTTAGTTCTCAAAAATCCACTTTATGCCGGAATGATAGTTTATAAGGGTTGCCCTTTCCCGGGTCAGCACGAAGCAATAGTATCTGAAGAAACTTTCCTTAAGGTTAAGAATTTAAAAAGCGAGAGAAATAAGAAAAAATCAAAATATTTTCAATCGAATTCATTACTGGCCGGATTACTTTTCTGTGGAAATTGCGGAGGCAGGTATTATAACTGGAACTGGCATGTAAAATATAAGTATTATATCTGCTATTCCAGGGGAAAACCGATGGATTACATGGTTAAAGACCCGGCATGTAAAAACAAAACATGGAAAATGGAAGAACTGGACGGGATAATAGAAAGTGAGATGTTTCGACTTTGTAAAGATATAAGATATCTTAAAAAAGTAATCAAAAAACCAAAAAAGAAAGATAATAAAAAAGAAATAATAGAGGCAAAAATCAAGCAGATAGATAAACAAATAGACAAGCTGCTTGACCTGTATCAGATCGAGGAAACTTCAAATATAAAAAAAATCGGAGAAAGAATAAGTAAGCTTAATAAGGAAAAAGAAGATTTACAAAGTAATCTTCCTGCAGAGGAAATAGAGGAAAATTTTGAAGAAAAAGAAAAATTTATAAAAACTATTCCAGAAATGTGGGAAAATTCAGACCTGGCAGGGAAAAGATTTATACTTGAAAAATTAATAAAAAAAATAATTTTAGTGGGGAAAGGTTACGAAATTCACTGGAATCTATGATATTTTCACAAATATCAATAACTGGCAAGAGCCAAGTATTAACATTTGTGAAAATATTTAAATAGATTTCCATAAAACTATTTCTCTACATAAATCCTTTTCATAACCTCATTCGCATATTTCAGCCCGTCAGCAGGCATAGTTCCCTTTTTAAAATTCCCTATCCCCTGATTATATCCGGCTGCCATAGCCCATTCCAGATTCATATTTTTACGACACCAGTCCAGATAATAACAGCCCGCTCTGATATTTTGTTCCGGATTAAATGGATCTGGGTTGTCTATAGCAAGTTTCTTCGTCACTTCTTCCCAGGTTTTTGGCAAGAGCTGCATGAGGCCTTTTGCGTTTGATTTACTCACGGCCTTTGGGTTGTAACTGCTCTCTTGGAAGATGATTGAATGAACAAATTCTGGCCTGAGATTGTATTGCTGAGAATACTTGTAAACCAGCTCATTGTATTTTTTGTCAGAAGGTGTAACTGTGACAGGTTCCCCTGTATTCTTTAAAGCCTCTTCAACCTTCTTTGCAATCCCGTTAAGCATTAAGTGAGTAAACCCGTCCCCAGGGCAGGCAGTTGGATTTACTTCTCTATGCCCGATAATTTTAGCCTGTGGAATTTTTCTTTTCCAGTTTGTCAGGAGTTCCGCAAGGCTTTTCAGTTGCGCGTCAGTCGGTTTATCGGACCATTGACCTTTATTTACACTATCTCTGTGAAAATATCCAATTAAACATACACCTAACGAGCACCAGTTATAGCCTTCAACTTGAGCACCTTGAGAATCTACAGGTCTGCCATATTGAATAGTTCCATCTTGAAGTATAACGGCATGATACCCTACACATAACCATCCATTTTTTAAATGTTCTCTGTGAATATCCTCAATGGTTAAATTTGGGGAAGTTGCAGAATGATGTACAACTAAATACTTCACATCATCTTTAGAAAGTTCAGACATTTCGTTATAATACTGTGATAAATCCATAAGAATTTCTCCTTATTTTGATTTTTTCAAGGCTTTGATTACTACTCCTATAAGTCCAGATAATACGAAATAATAATCAAAGAATGAAATATCTTCTGATGATTGAAGGGTTTCTATGGCATTTTTACCGGACTGAAAAACCTGTGCACATTTTTCAGGCTGGTTAACTCCCCGGATATTGAAAGAAATTTTAACTTCTTTCTGCCCTTCTTTTTCTTCTATTTCCGCATTCCAATCGTAAATTTTTATCATATTTTATCACCTCCTTATAACTTGAATAATTTACTCAATAACGGCCATGCAACTTCTTTCCCTATGGCCAGTATAATAACAGTCAGGAGCAGAGCTCCGAAATAACGGGAATAGTTTTTTGCCATACACGTTTTACATGCTTTTACTTCGTTCTGTAGATTTCCGAATTTATCTCCAAGTCTGTCAATAGAATCCGCAAGTTTGGAGATAGCCCCGGTAAAGTCTCGCTGATTTTTATTCATCTGGTCAAAAATATCTTTTATTGTTAAGCTGTCATCTCCCATCCTCATCACTCCTCAATTTTATTTATTTCTTCATTAGACCAATTCCTGACTGAATTTATAAAATCAACCATTTCCTGTTTCTTTTCTTTCGTGTCTTTTTTACTGTCCATTTCCGCAATTAAATTAATTTGTTTATAGTATGGATATTTCTCTAATATTTTTCTTTCCGCTTCAGCTTTTATTGCTTTTATTTTATCGGCTTTTCTTTCTTCTGCCGTGTAAAGTTCTTCCTCAGTTTTTTCAATTATTTGCCCGTCTACATATTTATATTTATACTTACCGATATATTTTTCGGACATTATTTGTAACTGGCAATGTCTTTCTTCTGTTTCTTCAAGAAGAATGTCTGCTTCTTCTGGAATATTGAAAGCGTCTGAAAAAGCGTGAATTATTTCATTTTGAGAGTTTAGTCTTATGTAGTGTTTATATTTTATTTCAAGCATTTTTTACTCCTTTAGAAATCTGCGTCAAATAAAGCAGATCCATTTGTAGAGATCATTAGAAAAGCATCGCTTAAACCATGACTATTTTTGGTAGCAATTATATAACACATTTTTTTATTTGTATAAGAATTTATATCAAATGTAAATCCTGATTGTGGATTACCATTTGTTGCATATACTAAATAATCTGTATTTGCTGTCCCAATTAAACTTGCCGTTGGCTTTATTCTCATTTCTGATATTGGGTAGCAGAAATGAATTTCATTTGTTGAAATTAAATATGCACGCATACGCATTTCATTATAATTAAATCTCTGGCAATACCTCATACATCTCAATAACTCTATATCATAAGGAACGGGCTCAAAAGGATACGCAACATCACCTGCGTAAAGTGCTACTTGGGTAAGGTCTATATTTCCAGAACCTACAAATGATTCAGATGTGTCTGTATTCATATAAGAAGAATATCCACTACCCCAAACATACATAAAATGTAACAGAAGATAATTATCGTCATTAGTTCCGAAAACTGTTGACGAAAGCGTATTGGTTGCAAACGTGTAGGAATATTTTTCCCAGGAAGAAGATAATGTAAAAGTATTACCTGTTAGTACTGTTATAGATGAAGGGCTTCCGCCAGTTCCGTAAGCTTGATATATCAAAACGCCTAATCTTTTATCTGCTATTGAACTTCTAGCATAAAATGTAACAGTTACTTTTTTGTTTAATCCTGCAAGAAATTTAGTTCCATGTTCTATATATTGCAATAGCCCATGTCTTGAATAAGTCTGTATATTACTTAATTCTCCATTCCAAGAACTACGTAAATAATAAGATGTTAATTTTTCTTGCGTTAAAACAATGGAAGATGGGAAAGTAGCACCCTCAGAGTTATTCATAACCTTCCACCTATCTGCTACGTAAACAAAATGTGCAGGATTAGTAAAACTCGTTCCCCGTTGAGCTACTTCAAAATTACCATTCATTACCCAATTCCTAAAAGCAGGGTCTTTATATCCTAAACCATTAGTCAAGTTATCATCTGCTACAATAATTTGACCATTATTGCCAACGCCCTGTCTTGCAGGCGTAGCATTTCCTGTAGCAGTAATAATGTCACCCTTTGTAGTAACAAGGCTTTTGGGAATTTTGCTTCCAGATATATTATCAAAATTAATTGCTGAATTAGACATATTTATCCCTCATAAGGTACTGTCGGCGGTGTGAAACCATCTGTGGTATAAGGACAGTACCCTTTTATAATTCTTAATTCGTCTATATATCCTGTCATATATTTACCTTCCTGCGGACAGCCTCCAATCGTTATAGGTGCTAAAAAATCAGGGTAGTTAATAGTATTTATGGTTTTTGATCCAAGCAAACTTCCATTTTTAAAAATCATGAAAGTTCCTCCAAGTTTACAGAAAGCCATGTGATACCACACACCTGTAGAGTATCCTGCAATAGAAGATTCTGGATCATAAGAAAAAGTATAATTTACGTCTGAAGCATTAAGAGTATGCCAATACCTTATGCCTTTGGGCACTTGGCTACTGCGGTTTTCAAAATAGATATTCATTCTTTGTGATGCAGATATTCTTTGAGTAACAATCATGAAATAATCTTCGGGCGGTATAGAAGATAGATTAAGCCAAAAATCAATACTAAAATCTCCATTACCGTAGGTCAATGCAGGGTTATAAGGAATATAAATATAAGATGATCCGTTAAAATAAAGAGATTTACTTCCAAATTTATATGCACCAGTAGATAAGGTTGACCCGTAATGAATCACAGAATGATTGTATCTACTGGAATCTAATACTCCAACCCCTCCGCTTCCTGCAGATTCACAGTGTAATAGTAAAGAAGTATAATTTTCATTATTAGCGGAATTTTCCGAATATATAATCGTGCCTCTTGTGTTTATAAAATATCCTGACGTATTACTATCAGCAATAAGTATTGGTTTTGATACGTACCCTTCTGTTTCCGGTTCAATAGAGGATATAGTTCCTGCAGTTGAATCGGAAAGAAAATACACTGTTCCTGCTGTAAGACCTGATAATCCAGCTATGTAACTTCCCGGTAGGGACAAAATAAAGCTACCGGGTGATACGACCTCAGACACAATCCCCACAACTTCTGCAGAAACAGCAGAAGTTGCTATGGCTTTCGTGTAAGTAGAACCTGAAAGATAAAGAACATCACCGACTACAAAGCCATGCGAAGACTGAGTTATAGTTTTTTGTAGAGAAGATAAAGTTATATCGTCTGTAGAAAAAATTTTAGACTCGGTCTTTTTTGTTGTTAAATTTTTTGAGAGATAACTTATGTCCGTCATGACTAACCTATTTCAATAGGTTCTCCTCTTTCAAAATTAAGCTCTCCTGCTGCAGTCGCTTTCCCTACAAACTGGACAATATTTCCGGTTGTGTACCCAGAAACATCTGTGGTTACCCCTCCGGCAGTTTTTGATAAATAATATTCCGTTCCTCCGGTTAAACTTGTTACTCCAGTGTTTACTCCGTCAAGATAAACAGTTGCATTTGCGCCGCTTTCAACGGCAGCCAGAGTAAACCCATCTGCCGGTTTATAACTCGTTCCATCTGCTTTTCTTACTTTAGTTGTACCGGTATCATCAAAAATATTTAATAAATCTCCAGAAGAAAGAGCTTCTGAAGCCGGTAAAACTTTTGTTTCCGCTCCAATACCTGATGGCATCATAGAAATAGGAAATTTTCCGCTTCCGTCAAGAGAAGCTATTCTATTTGCACTTGCTTCTCCTCCTTCTTGAACAGATGTAACCATCTTGGTTCTTTTTGTTGTTAAATCTTTTTGTAAAAAAGTTTCTCCAGCCACTTAAAACCACTCCTTATAGAATTAATATTTCTTCTTTATTAACAAATATTTCTGTTGCTGTTATTGGTGTTCCAATGATACAGCTAAAACCCTCTGTTGGTTCAGTCTGCGTAAGTTCTCCCTCAGAGTTAAAAAATATAGGCTTATCCGTATCCCAATTCCATGAAACTTCTTCCATCTCTCCATAGAACACCACGGTTACATTTCCACCTTCCACACTTGCGTTATTGCTTATTCCTATCGGTCTATTTATGTGTGAAAGATTTGTACAGTCTGCGTAATAAGCTAAATTATTATCTATTATTACCGCCCTGTGACCACCAAGAGCTTCACCGGTAATATAAGAATAGGAGGATAATGCTCCGGATGCTCCGGTATCACCTTTGTCGCCTTTATCGCCTTTTACCCCCTGTGTCCCTATATTTATTGTGTCAATTCCTATATTTTCTTTTTTAATCTTCAACTCAATTAAATTAGAATTCGTAAGGATCACATTGAAATTTTCTTTTACCTTTACGTCTATTATTTCAGGTCTGCTGATTGTTACTTTGAAGTTTCTTTCCAATATATTTGCTAATTCAGTATCAGAAAGAATTATCTCGAAAGTTTCTTCTAAAATATTCATAATTCAGTCACGCCCTCTATAATATCTATAGCACCCTTGAAAATTGGATAGCCTTCGCCATCTCCGTCAATAAGTAGAAAATCATATGGATTCCCTTTTGATTCTTCTAAAAGTGAAGTTACTGCGGTAGGAATGAGAAGTGTTACAGTAGAGGCAGTAGGATCAATAGTAATTCCTCCGTTTGCCACAGTTAATTCTACTAGAAGAGAATTATCTTTTATGGATCTTATCTGCATTTTTGCCGAATAATTTGTTAAATCTAATCCGGTAAAAGTTAAAGTCCGAGTCCACTTACTATATTGCCTTATATTTGTGTTATACGTCTTAATATCAGACATTTTTATTCTCCTTCTGTAAGGGTTATAGTTGACTGCAGAACTCCTGAAGAATTATATTTTTTCACCGTTGCACTTGTCAGATCGTACAGGTAAATGTTACCTGAATCGTCTACAGCCATAGCGTTTACCATGACTACTTTTTTAGCCCCCAAAGTTACATCATGCTCAATACTTTCTGCGAATGGAATACTTGTTACCGTTGCCATGTTTTTCAATCCTTTCTTTTATATTCTTATTTTTGTTCTATTTCTATTCATTTGTTTTGTTACAGCACTTTCAATTATATTTTTTACAAGCTGTTTCTGAAGTGGCGTAAAATCGTTTTTGTGATAAATCAGAGGAACGGAGAGTATAACTTCCGGATCTTTTGATTTGAACCAATCAAGTGCCGAAATATCAGGATGGGCGAACATAAAAAATCCTGATAGGTCGTGACTTTCTTTACCTTTTATCCTAATTCCGTGAGAAGTGTATTCATAATCATGAATTATGAGTTTTTCTGTCTCCGTATCAATAAGACATTCTCTATTATTCCATATGGCTTTCTGCATATATTTTCTCCTAAAAAAGGTAAAGGCAGGAACCTGCCCTGCCTTTAGAAAGATTTATTTTAAAATTATTGGAATAATCCATAACTCTGTAAATCGTCGATTATTGAATTTACATTTTTCTTGAGATTTTCCAGGTCAATGGCCACGGTATTTAAATCAGTCACACTGGCAAGGTATTCAGAGGTTGAAGCTATTGCAGAAAAAGAAGTTGCACATGAAGCAACAGTTCTTGAAGCTGTTGCATAAGTCTGGGTATAAGCAGCAGGCTTTTCAATTGGCGTTGCACCTTGAAAACCGGCTTTATTTCCACTGTGTCTGATATCTCCTGATACGGCTAAGGTAGATTCTAATACTGTAGCACCTTCTACGGTGGCTGTTCCCGAAACCGTTATATTGCCGTCAATGGTTTTTTCTTCTTCCATAATTGCCTGAATACCTTGAATTGCTGTTTTTATTGCTGCTATATCAGTAGCAACATTTCCTTCTACCTTTATTTTTCTTGCACCTGTTGTTACATCGTGTTCGTTCATGTTTATTTATCAGTCCTTTCCTTTTTTTTTAGATTTTTAAATTAAGGTAAAAGTTGCCTCCTTTCTTTATAAATTTATAATTTTTATATTTGGAAAGTATTTTGCAAATCTTTTTACTTCTTTTTCCCCGGGATTACCAGGGATTGGAATTGCTATTATATTTTTCTTTAAAAAAATTAATTCTGAAATAGTATTGTAGCTGCCGGCAGTTATTACCGTATCAGCTAAAGAGAAAAGTTCCATCAGATTTTCTTCGAAAAATACGGACTTTACCTCGGAAAATATCTTCCCTTTATAAGAAATGCCATAAATAAAGATTAAATCAAATTTATCGTTGTAATTATTGAATATATATCGAAGGATTATCTCTGTTTCAAGCCATTCACCGGTAGAAAACGAGGCAGCCATAACTGGTTTTTCTCCGATTTTATACTTTGCTTTTATCTGTTCTATTTTACTACCGTCTATTTCTCTCGTAATCAGGCCTGAAAAAAGTTTTTCTTTCTTTATATATTCGAATTCAGGACTCATTTCTTCGGGATATGGAAGAATTATTTTCTCGAACTTAAAAGTATTTATTTGGTGTTTAAATTCTTCGTTTAAATGGATTAAATATTGAGGAATTTTAAGTTTTATGGCCACATTATAAAGATCATAATTTACTCTTAGGTCGTGAATTATCAGGTCTATTTTTTCCCTTAAAATTAATTCTTTGAAATTTTGAGAAATAAACCCATAAGGAAAATATTGTTTTTTCGAGATTGGCAATCCCGAAGAGCCAGTTAAAATTATTTCAGGGAACTTCTCTTTTAAAGCTTTCCCGCGGGCAAGAGTTCCGAAGCAGCAGGGGCAATTAGAGAGATTAAGTATAATCTTATTTTGCTTTATTAAATTAATAAATTCTTGACTTATGCCCATGTGCCATTCCAACCTCCGTAAAATTTTCCAGTTCTATAGAAACCACACCGTCCCCAGTTATATCCTGTGGAAAAATGCTTCACGGTAGGAGAAGAAGGTGTGTTGAACTGAGCCAGTCCCTTAATTACAGATCTATCGTAATTTCCATCAGGTATATCAAGGTTTACCTGAATTCCAAGATTATCAGGATCTTCAGGATTAATGGCAGTATCGACAATATACGTTACAGAGTCGTTTTCGCATCTTCTGTTATCAAGGATTATATCTTCTCCGTCTTGTTCCGTGATTTTCACGTCAAAAGATTTATCAGGGTTTGCTCTGATTAATTCGCCTTGCTTTGAATTTGTATTTCCACGAGCTCTATCTTCCGCTATTTGATTAATTGCATCTACCTGCTGAAGAATATCGTTCATATTAATACTGCTCCTTGATATGATATTGGCATATTTCCGACTGTGCAGATCGCCCAAATACTATCCTTCTTAATCTGCAATTCCAGTTTTTCTTATTTCCTCTGTCATAAGAAGTTAAAAAATGTTCACCCGGAATAATTAACGAAGTAAAAGGATAAGGGAAGTATCCTTCGTATTTCCGCACGCTTTCCCATATCTTATCCCTTATTACTCTTTCCGCATCATCTTCAGTAGAAACGAGCGTGTCGATAATGTCATCCATTTTGTTTTTTAATGTTTTAAGCGTTTGGGCATGGTCATCATGTACATTTACCCATATTCCTTGATCGATTACAACCTTTTTAGAGAGCCATGTTTCCTGTGTTTCTCCTTCCGGTAATTGTGTGTTTTCCGGCGGAGGGCTATATGCATCCCAGTTTATCGTAATTTCTATTGTCCCGGCAGGCACGGCAGGCTTTCCGGGAACGAAAACATTGTAATTGTAATACGGATTACCCCCCATCTGAGAAGCAGGAACCCATGTATCTGGTATAGCAGGAGAGCCGGCATTGCACTGCCACGAGTAATTTAATCCGGTAACAGTGATATTTCCATCTTCCTGTGTAGTTTCTCCTATAAAACTAACAAAAGAAGCTGTTCCCCCACTTCCTTTTCGATCTGAAACCCTGAATTTAACAGAACTTTTTAAGGCAATTTGCCCGTTAAAATCGAAACTTCCGTCGTTTCCCGATCCCGTAAGAGGTATAACACAGGGAGGCATTTAATTCACCGCCTTCGTTACTTTTATAGCTTCGTAAGCGTCGTAAATCTCGCTGTAACGTCTTAAATCGCCTTCAGTATAAGCTCTTATTGCAGATTTTTTTATTTGCGGCTTTCCCCTGAAAAGGCTCTGGTGTAAATGAATTTTTGGCTGTGGGTATTCGTTTCCGAGAACTTTCGGAAAGAACTGTAAGGAAAGTTTATTTCCTATCGGAGTAATTCTGTAATCGGCAGGCATACTTGCAATCAGTTTCTTTATTGTGTCCCTCGGAATTGTATTAAAAGTTGATAAAGTTGAAGTAAAATAACTATCGGGAAGATTTATAAATCTTACGTCAAAATATTCTTTTGTCATATATTCCGGGAATTTATCAACACATTGATTGCAAATACTTTTTATCGCTTCCTGTTTTGATATTCTGTTTCTCACGAAAACGACGTATTTTTGATTTACCGCTGTACTAAAAGTAACTATTTTTGTTGTCGCGTCATAACTCCATCCACCGTAAACTCTTTGATAATTTACGTATAATTCATCAATGTAATTGCTATTTGTCAATGAATATACGTAAAATTGTGTATCGCTTGGAGTTCCGTCTTCATTTGCAATCCTCGTAAGAGCCTTTTGACCGCAAAAAGAAGGAAGATTGATTTTCTGCGTAATAGTTTCAGTAATTTCATCCCATCCCGAAAGCGTAAGAAATTCGTCACAATCAGGATTTTCTTTAATTACAAGTCGAGGTAAAATAAAATACTGCTTCTTGTTTCCAACCCATGAGCAGATTTCAAATTTTATAAATTTTCTTCTTTGATTAATGGGGTCATAAATATCTTCTTGCAAGGAAGTATACCACTCCTGATAAGGATCGAGGAATGTCTTATCAAAATTAATAAGCCTCATGTTCCATAGAATTTCCTGATTCATTCCCCAATCAAAGCCGATTTCCGAAGGGCTTCCACTTCCTATATAAATCTCCTGTCCTGAGTCGGGCAATTGAAGAAATACTCTGATTGTCGTAAAGCTTTTCTTTTCCGATCTACTCGGTATTACAGGAACCCCATTAATTGAAGAAGGTTTAAATAAAGTATCAAAATAACCCGGCTGTCTTATCTTTAATCTCAGTTTAAAATCAGGACACCAATCATTAGTTGCATAAGCAATCTTTAATTTCAATGGAAATTTAAAATCCAATGGCCTTCTACGGGTTACTATTGCCTTTAGTGGAAATTTAAAATCCAGGGGTCTCCGTCGTGTTACCTTTATTTTAAGCTTAAATTTATTATTACAGTAAATCATTTGTTAAGTTCCTGAAATGTAAAATTCAGCATCCCATTCATTTTCACTTTCAATAGCGGAAAGTGGTGGAATTGCTTTGAGGTATACTGTAGTGCTGACATTATTATCTATACTTCCGATTTCCAAATCTGAATTATAAAAAGTGCTGTTATCGGAGCTTATCCAGAGATATTTTAAAAAATCCGATATCGGAATAGTTCCCTGGTCTCCGGCAGTTAAAGCATTCAAGCTTATATATACACCATTAACTATGTTTGAATTTTTATAGTACAGGCCCGTGCTCGGATTTATCCCTGTTAAGACTGTAATATTTGCAGAAGGAGTTCCTCCGTCTTTTGTCACGGTGACAGTATTTGCATCAATGACATCAATCACATAGCTTCCCGGCTGTGGATTTTTATAGTAAATATCACAGACGATTGTATATGTCGGATGAACAGAAAGTGGATCGGAAGGGAAAATAACTCTACCCATATTTGCATATTCAAAAGCTACAGTTTCTGTAATTTCCGTGTAAGCTGGAGATTCTCCGTCAGATTTCAGCCAGTATTCACCCGTGCCTTTTATAAAACATTTCGGCAAATCGTAAACATAAGCACCATGAAAACCGTCGGAGGTCGAAACTGCCTGAGTCGGAGAGGCATCAGGAGAAGAAATTTCATAGGCATATCCCCAGTACGTCATATTATTCGTAGTGTCCTGAATTTGAACTTTCTCCCATGTGGAAGCATCAGTCGGGGTGATAGAAATATATCCTTCGGCTGAAAGTTTCGAAGTGCCATCTGTGAGTCCGGCAGGAATTCCCCATGAAGTCCCGTTATAAGTTTTTATATTTAAAGTAGAATAATTACCGGCCGTTCCCGGATTAAAATAGATATTTAAAACCTTTTCATCAAAAAGAAGATAGGTTTTATCTCCAGGGGCAGCCGGGAAGTTAACTGCTCCTGTATCTCTTACCGTCCATACTCCTCCAATATATTCAAGACATTTTACTCTATCTGTAACAGCAGTCAATCCTGCCCCGACATCTTCTTTTGCAAGATGTGTTACTTGTTTCACTCCTCTTTCTGTTTGCTTTATTATCTCATAGCCTGCGATGGGGGTATTTACATTGTTTTCGTAAGCACTATTTATAGCATCGGGGAAAGGGTAACATTCCACTCCCGTAAGATTTTTCCCTGAGATATTTTGGCATTGTAGGGTTAAAGCTTTTACGGCTCCGGGGTCGTCGTACCCGAAATCACCTTCAGTTACTACTGCTCCGTTTTCATCTAAAATCGAAAAATTACTCATTTTAAACTACAGCTCCTAAATTTTTTAGCTTCATTGTCCATTTATACGTTTCCCATATATCGTCTAATGTTCCTTTGAAATCATCAATCTCTACATAAAAAGAACCCGCTCCGTCTCTGTAGAATATAAACTCATCGTTTGGTGGATTTGTTTCAAAAAATTCTTTGATTTTATCATAGGATGCTTGGGGCATATCGTTGCCCGATAGATTCCATTCTCCGGAATTCTGGTCAATTCCATCTTTAAGTCTTGATTCTTCCGAAGGATTAAAATCACCGTTATCGTCATGGTAAGGCAAAGAAAAGGCAGAAGTAATCTTTTTTTGCCTGTAAGGCTGAATATCTCCTTTTGGCTCCTTGTCTATATTTGATAAATAAGTCTGTTCAGATAAATCTATTTTAGATAACCAATCTGCCATGTTATTTATTACTCCTTAATTTGCTCGCCGTTGCCCAGTTCATCATGGTTCTACTCGCCTCTATTACTTCTTCCGGTATATTACCGTTGTCTTTCTGATCTCCATTAATATTTAAATGAAACTCAGTTTTAGAGTTATCGTTATTATTGTTTGTCGTGGAATTTGCTACAGTATTTTTAGCTGCACCTGAGCCGCCAGTGGTTAAATAGTCAGGAACTCCAAAGGGATTTCTTTCGTCTGAGCCTCCTTTACCTGCCCCCGTTCCCGTTCCTGGATTATTTTGCTTATTTTTTAATTGGTCTAACCAGTTAATTGCATCTTTTATTCTATTAATTAATCCAGTAATAGAATCGTTTATCGTGCTTAATGCATTCTGAACTGTAGTAATAATTCCATCCCAGACATCGATAATCGTATCTCCGAGTCCCATCCATGTATCATCCCATTTTTCTTTTAATTGTTCGAGAAAAGATTTAATTACTGTAGCGATTGTACCAAGGGCGGTTCCGATTACCCCGGATGCAGCCTCTATTGCTCCTTTTGCTATTTCCCCGAGGCTGTCATAGACTGTTTTCCAGTCACCTTTTAAAGCGGCGAGAATAGTTTGAATAATCAAATTTACGGCTTTTAAAGCCACATCAACTATAGGGACAAGATTTTCAAAAGTAGTTTTTGTAAGAACTTGGATATACGGCCACATGAGATCGAATGCTTGTTTTGTAAGCTGCAATCCAGCGTTTACAACTTTCAATATATCTGCCATTACTATAGAAATTATTCCGACAAGTCCCTTGATGATTTCAGTAATCGTTGGGAGCCAGGTTTGAATATTCGTTAAAATTACCGGCAATAATTCAACTGTTACAAATTGAAAAACTTTCATTAAAACATCTGAAATACTGGAAATAGCAGTTTTGATTACTTCTATAAGAGGAGGTAAAATAGTATTTGAAAAATTCTGCAAAGCTGCGGTAATAACTGGTAATGCAGTATTATTAATATAATCAAAAATCTGTCGTAATAATGGAAGCGAAGTTTGAGACAGGGAATCCATTATCCTCTGAAATGCTGGAAGAATACTACTGGAAAGATTTTTAAACCATTCACCTATTCCCTGAAGTCCTGGAATATTTTGAGTGATTGAATTAAAGAAACTTTCAAATGAGGTTTTCGCATTATTTACAGTCTCTGAAGCCTGTTTTATATCTTCTTTAACTTCTTTTATTGTATCGGATACAGGCTTTACTGCATCTGAAATACTCTTTAACGAATCGCTTAATGAATTTTTATCAGAGCTGTCAGTTTTTGTATCTGTATTACCGCCAGCGGTAACTCCTTTTCCCTTTTTTAATTCTTCGAGCTGCGCTTCCTGTTTCGCAATAGTGTCTTTAAGATTAAGAAGATTATTAACAGCCTGATCTGCAGATTCTTTTTGAGAATTGAGGCCATCGACAAGGGCTTCTCCGTATTTCTGCCCGGCATTTTGCCAGCCGGGATAATATTTTTCAAGAAGATTAAGAATGTCCTGCTGATTTCCCTCGACAAGCATTTTTTGAGCTTCAAGGCCGGCATCATCGGATAAAGCTTTATAATATTTTTGAAGTGCATCTATTTTCTGATTTTGGTATTCCTTAAAATTCTCATAATCTCTTGCATATTCTTTTTTTGTTGCTTCGACGGCTTCCCTTAAGTCGTCTTTCTGTTTATCTATCCAGCGTGAGTATTCTTTTTCTTTTTCTCTTTCAGCGTCAACCTTATCTCTCTTTTCATCTTCAAGAATTTCTTTATCTTCCTTAAGCTTTTCACGCGCCGCTTCTATTCTGTCCTGTATCGATTTCTTTTCCGCTTTTGCTTTTCTTTTTTCTAATTCAATATCGCGTTCTGCTTCGAGTTCATCGAGTTTTGCCTGAGTTTCTGATAAATCTGCAAAGCTGGTTCCCCATTTGGATAAATCTGACCTCAACTTCTTTTTTCTATTTTCATACTTCAAATCTTGCGCTTTATCGGATGCGTTATCAACTTTATCCGAAGCAGCTTCTTTTTGTTCCTGCAGTCCTTTAATATATGCATTTGTTTCATCTTCAAGATTTCTTTTTTTCTCTCTGTATTCTCTCTCGTATTCTTTTATATTACTGTCAACAGTGTCTTTTACAGCTTCTTTTTGTTTGTCGTAAGCTTCAAGGGAATTGTCTAATCCTTTATCAATTAAATCTCTTTTCCTTTCATACTCATCTTCTGCCACCCGTAAAGTATTATCTGATTGCTCTTTTGCCGCCTCGTAAGCTTTTTCGTAACTATTCTTCAAAGCCTGTTCGATAGCTTTCCCGAAGTCTTCGACTTTATCAAGGTTATCTTTCAATTCTTTTTTTATGGTCTTCGCAAGCTCTTTTGCTGATCCAGAAACAGCTCCTTGGGAGCTATCCATCCCCTCGACAAGTCCATCTCCAACGTTTTCCCCTACCTTTTCAGCTTCCTTTGAAGGTGAGGCAATTCCCAGTACCGATTTTAATATAGAAATAATAGCTTCTGCAATAGAAGTAACGACAGGGGTTAAAGCAGAAAGCATTGACTCTATGCCGTTAATAAGACCTTCCATGACATCCTGTCCGATACCGTACAGTTTTTTACCAAGTTGACCGAGGAGATCGATTATTTCATCTACTGCCTTCTTAAACGCTTCATTTGTTTTGTATATTCCGGCTAAAGCAGCCACCAGGGCAGTAATACCTGCTATGGCTATGGTAACGGGAGCACCTATTGCGGCAATGGCTGAAGCGACTGCACCTATGGCGGCGGTTACGGGACCAATAGCAGCCAGAAGAGCACCGAAAATTACCACTATTTTTTGAGTTTCTTCATCAAAACTGCTTAAATATTTTGCAGTATAAGAAATTACACTCGCGAGAACTTCCAGCCCCGGAGCAATTGCATCAAAAAAGCGAATAGCGGCGTTTTTCATCTGATTAAAAGCAGAGCTCCATCGTTCTCCCGTTGTATCCGTTACTTTCTTAAAAGCTTCGTCTACTGCGCCGGTTTCAGTTCTCATTGTTTCTAATGCAGTGATAAAGTTTTTACTGCCGGTGTTAGATACAAGAATAAGAGCAGCGTTAGCGGCATCAACGCTGCTAAACATATCATTTATTTCAAGTCCGGATTTTTTAGCACCATCGGACATTAACTGAAAAGCCTGTTGCATGGTTCCGCCGGCAGCGATAAACTGTTTAAATGACTGCCCGGCGAGTCCCCTGAATGCCTCATCAGCTTTTGTACCAGACTTTGATAGTTCAGATAATGCCATCTTTATCTGAGTTGAAGCTTGGGCAGTAGGAACGCCCTGGGCAGTCATAGCCGCAAAAGCAGCTCCAACCTGTTCGATGCTGACTCCGAGATTTGCGGCAGTCGGAATAACATTTGACAGAGTTCTTCCGAGTTGATCAACAGTTGTTTTACCGAGGTTCTGAGTCACTATCAGGGTGTTATGAATTCGGTCAACTTCTTCAAGACCCATCCCGTAAGCGTTCATTATACTCGTATCTACGTCAACAGCTACTCCAAGTTCAGTGAATCCGGCTTTTGCGAGTTTTATGGTTTTCTCCATAAAACCAAGGGCGTCGGATGCGTCACCGGTGATTGGAATTCCAGAAGAAAGAGCTTCGTAAAGCCCTTCGTTAAGTTCATTTGAGGCAATATTGGCAGAATCTGAAAGCTGCAATAATTTATCTTGTAAATTCGCAGAAGAAATCTGTGTTTCGTCGAACATAGTAGAAATTTTCGCGAAACTTTTCTCAAAATCCATTCCGAATTTTGCAATAGCAGTGCCCATGGCGGCAATCGGAACTGTTAAATAAGTAGATAGATTTGTTCCGATTTCGGACATCTTATCTCCAAAATCGCTTAACATATCGGCAGCTTGATTTAATCCAGACGATAACCCGGTCAAATCTGCCCCTATTTTTACAAATATGCCGTCACCAATTTCAGTTCTTGCCATTTCTTTTTCCTTCCAGTTGTAGTTTCTGCCTCATTATCGAATTAAATTTTCTTAAAGTGAGTTTCCAGAATTTTTCTTCTGAAATGTTTAAAATAAAGCAGCCAAAGTAATACATCCATTCCCAGTCTAATTTACCCTGTCTGCTTTTTAAGATTTTTTTCCGGCTGGCCCTAAACTTACATTTGAATTAGATTTTGTTAAGCTTTGAACATCTTCCATGTCAGGCGTATCAGCCTTAAAAGCTTCTGTAATTTTTTCTGTAATTTTCGAAAGGTCTGACATTTTGACCATTGAACCGACCTGTTGCAGCGTTAAAGTTTCATCTTCGTGCTTAAGTCCTGCATAAAGCAAAGCCCTCATAGCTTTTACCGACATTTTTTTATGCAAAGCTTCCATAGCAGAAGGAAGATCTCCATATATTTCTTCCAGTTCCGCCATAGCATTTAAATCAAACCTGATTTCCCTTTTTCTATCCAGTTCAATATAAACTTTCTTTTCTCTTATATTTTCAAGTTTCATAAAATTAAAAGAGGAGAGAATTTATCCCTCCTCTTTATTTCCCCTCCTTTAAGATGCTGCTATAGTGAATTTGGTATAAGACGGAGCTGCTATTGCTATGCCTGTAATGGATTTTACTCCAGTGGTGTAGACTGCTGTATAGACTGCTTCGGCAGTAAGCGAAGCGGTCGGATTAAATGTAACTTTGTCGTCGTCTACGGACAAAGCCCCGGCAACTTTCGAACCGTCGCTATCTTTAATTAAGAAGAAATTATCTGCAGTAACAGTGGAGGGAAGAATGGTTTTATCGAAGTCCCATACCACGTTAACGGTTGCGAGCTGGTTTGTTGCGCCGGATGCAGGCGTTACAGAAGAAAGGGTCGGTGCAACTGTATCAACAGCAGAATAACTGACGCCCTGGATAAACCATGTTGCAAGTTCTCCATTGTAAAGTGGATCCATGTTATCACATACATCTTTCAGTGGATTACTTGCGTTTTCTTCAGAAAATACGTGAACAGTGGTACAGGTAGTGCCCTTTAGAATTACAGAATCTGCGCTGATTTTCTCAGTTGTAGCTGTTTCAGAATTTTCATCACCGAGGGTAAATTTTACTTTTAAGTATCTTTCTCCTACGATTTTTCCTCCAGAAAATTCTATTTGTCGCTTTACTACATGGAACGGCGTAAGGGAAATATCTCCTTCGCGCCTTATCGCACCTACGTTTTTAAATCCGAATATAGCCGATTTCTCAGCTGCAGTTAAACCTGTTAATTCAATTTCTATTTCTCCCTCAAGGCATCTATAAAGATCTGCCTGAAGCTTGCCATCTGCAAAAATCTTTTTGTTGATAGGCTTTGGGTTAAAAGAAAACCTTATCAACCTTTCAGATAAATCTATCGGTGTATCTGTTACGAATCCATCTGCATCATCCTGAAGTATCTTTTCAAATTGCAGTTTACTTGTGCTTTCCGGGTAATTGGCTATTGCTGTCAATTTTATCACTCCTTTTACAAAATAAAAAAGCCTTGAATTAACAAGACTTTTTGAATATATTTTTTATTTAAATTTTAAAATTAATCTCTTACGGTTCTCACTTTATAATTACAATCAAAAATAACTCTGTTTCTTTCGTCATTTTGCAGAAAGAATGGCGGTTGCAGTGCTTTTATTACTGCTGTTCTGTCTGAATTTTCTCCCAAAAAAGCTCTTTTTTCAGGATTTGTAGAGTCAAGAAGATTTCTTATCTGCCATGATAAAGCCTTCGCGGTTGAGTATACCTTGTCTCTACAGAGAATTTGAACCTTTCTTTCATCAAGAACAAGGCCAGGTGTCCCCTGGTATTCGGAAATCACTATAACGCTGTCAGGAGAAGAAGGAACGGAGTCGAGAAATATAAAATTCTCATCTTCTTCCGGGTCAAAATCTGGATATAATTCCTGTAGAATATAATTCTTAAGGTCTTTTAGTAAATCACTCATAATCCGCTTTCCCCGCCTGTTTTAATATGGTTTATATACTTCTGTCTATTTCTGGTTAACGGGTCTTCAAGGTATTTTGCTTTGCCCTGGGTATGTTTAAAATCAAGCCTCTCATGTTGTTCCAGAGCATACACTTTATTATAACTCACTTCCACAGTATTTTTATCAACCATTTCAACCTGCGCCGTCCTCTGTAAATCGTGAGTATCCACAGGACACTCCTTCTGAGACTCACCTTTTAAATGCTGCCCGCAATCCATGACAGCCTTTGCAGTATCAGCTTCTATCTGACTGCCGATTTCCAAAAGATTTGCTATGGTTTCATCTATACCAAAAATTTTAAAGTCTGCACTCATAATGGTCAACTTCTCCTCCGAGTCCTCTTTCAGGCGTTGCCACGATTACCGGCCAATCAATCCCGTCAAAAGTGATTATATCGCCCGCTTTTACTTCCACTGTCGTAAAGCAAACCGACTCACTGATTACTCTCTCACCTTCACGATTTAATACCTCTTTTCTGCTATACTCATATTTTGCCGGAATATCAACTGCAGTTGCAAAAGTAGCTTGATTATATTCGTCTTTTCCGGTTCTAGACTTATATGAAACCGTTTGATTTAAGTAGGATTTAATCATCTGATTCTCACCTTTGTAGCTACCCATGATTTGAGTAAATTTTTAGCTTCGGAACTTAATAAGGAAGACGAGGAGACTTTCCCTGAAAAAGTCTCAGAAAGCTTTCCAATCGTGAAAGAGGTTACTCCCTGTTCCTGGAGCTCCCGTCTTTTTGTAGCTTCTGTATTTAAAAGTGCAAGAGCTTCTTCGCAAGTTGCCTTCTCTACTTGAACCGGAATAGTTCCATCATTGATTCCGGAAGAACCGATATAGGATTGCTGTAATTCTCTATCAACGTGAATATAACGAGGAAAATTAAGAGTCTGAGTATAAATATATTTACGACCCTTAAGACGTAATGTATCAATTCTCTGTGTGGCGGTAATAAGAAGTTGATCTTTTGTTTCATCAGACAATGCTGCCCATGCAGACGCGCCGTATCTTGTCGCGAAATAAGCATCTGCATCATCAATGTCTATATAACTGTTTGTTCCTACTTCTATTACGCTCTCGTATTCGTCAGGCATTAAAAGCACCTCAAGGAGAGGGGGAATTTTCCCCCTCATTTTTTTAAACTATTAAATAAGCGTCAACTGCAGTGCCATTGAGAGCGCTATTTAAGTCGATAGTGTTACTCTCAATTGCTGTTGCAGACATTGCTATAGTTGCGGCTGTTCCTTCAAGAACATGATTTAAGTGAGTTTTCAGAAGATTGTTGTCTGTCAGAAGATAAGGAAGTCCGAGTTTATCGCCATAGCCGATTGCGGTGGTAGCTCCTGTTCCCGAATGCGCTGGAATTACCACACTTGTAACTGTCTTAAAAGCTTTACTGCCCGTCACAGTTCCTGCTGTATCGGCAGTGAAGGCAGGTAAAGTTTCCGTTATAGTTTCATCAAGCATGTTTGTTCCGGTCACAATTACCTGGACTGCTGCTATATCGCCGGCAGTTCCTCCGGCAGTGGCAGTAATATTGCGAGGACATGGAGGATTTGTTATCCCGGTAGTTATAGTCTGGGATGCGCCGTTATCGGTTACTGCTGCATGTACTCCTGTAGTAGATGCTGCTGCTGCCTGTGCTGCTGTCCATTCCAGATGTGCAATTTTACCTTCGTCGGGAGCGGTCACTCCTGTTACATCTGTCTGAAGTTCACTGTCAACCAGAGGGTTGACAGGATACCAGTCAGAGGAAAATAACTGTAAGTCAAATTTTCTTTTATTCATTCTTTTACACTCCTTTAATTTTCGTTAAAATTAAGCGGCAGGGGTCAATACTGCAAATGGGTAGCGGCTCGCTTCTGTTTCCTGGATGCGGTTTACCGGATTCGGTACCTGCCATCCTAAACGCATTGTTGCCACTATAGCAATCATATCCTGCTGTGCAAGGTTAAGGGCTATTTTACCAGTATTATCCTGAAGGGTTGCCTGATCGAAAAATTTCCATGCTATATCTGTCCTCATGGAGTAAACTGCTGCTTTAAAATCACCGGCAACCATCAGGGCTGTAGTGGCATCCCATGAGCCGTTATTGGGATAAGTAAGAGGTCTACCGAGTAAATTATTCGGACTTCCCTCCTGCATAGAAGGCTGAAACAAGAGATTACCATTACTATCTCTCAGGGTTCTCAAAATAGCTTCAATATCGGTGCATGCGGTGAAGCCGTTTATTTTGTAGCCCTGTTTTTCGACTTTATTCATTATTCCGCCGACTGCGGCAATATCATCGTAAGTATCAGCAAAAGTTCCGTTGGCGACATAATTACCCATCGCTATTGCTGCCGGGATTATCCCTGTTGGCCATAAGGTAGGTTTCCCGACGCCGAAAAATACAGCTTTATCTATAGCCTGACCAATGGCTTCAATCATGGCCGGTTTACATTCATCCCAGATGTTATATCTTATGTCATCGAGGAGGGAATTTGGAATTGGCACAATCACGTTAAGTTTTTCGGCATATATGTGCTTATCTTTCCATTCAAGGCTTGAAGTCTGCATAAGCCCTGTTTCTCCATCCTGAAAGTAAGCCTGTGGTAATGCAGACTGAACAGGCATGCTAAGATCGCTTGTGGTCATATTTCTGAGCTTTCTCATTAAACCAAGAGCTGCTGAAGAAGAAGGAAGGGCTTTTATTATTTCCTCGCTTATTTCCGGCGGTACAAGGCTTCCTACGTTTGCTCTTGTAATCGAGTCATCGTAAGAAAATAATTGTAAGTCAAATTTTCTTTTATTCATTCTTTCTTTTACACTCCTTTTATTAAAATATTTTATACTATTCTTCCGGCCATTTTACGTATTAAAGTATTCATTGTTTGTGAATTACTTTCTTTCACTGGTTGCGTTCCAGGGTTCGAGGGGACTCCAATTGGTTTTTTTACAGAACCTTTTAAATGAGGTTTGGATTTTAAAAGAGCCTCCAGGGCTTCTTTTACTCCATCGACAGAGTCGTCATCTTTAACTTTAATTCCCGATTTATCCATGGCAAGATAAGCCAAATCAGGGTCTATAATACCGAGTTGATTACAGATTGTCTCTGTTTTTGCTTTTATTAACCTGGCAGTTATCCGGGTTTCCGCTTCTTCCCTTTTCTGCCTCTCCTCCTGAATTTGTTTTTCGTATTGTTTGTTTGGATCTGGTTCCAGTCCGAGAGCTTTAAAAAGGTTCAGATGAACATCATTGATTTTCTGATTCATTGAAGCTTCCAGTTCTTTATATTTCGTTCTGTAATTAGCAGATTCCGTTCTAAGTTTTTTTACATAAGCCTCATCATAAGTCTTTGATTGCTGTTGCTCTGTCTCACCTCCTGACTCTAATCCTTCCGCTGAACCTTCCTGAGTTTCAGCGAATAATTGTAAATCGAATACATCTTTTACGCGGTTAAGCATCTGGCTTTACCACCTTTCTTTAAAATCTATAAATAAAAAAAAGCTTGCTTCAAACAAACTTTTATTTTTTTTTACTTTATTTTGATTTTTTTTATCTTTAAGATAATATTTTTTCTAATTTCTTTCGTTTCTTTTCCCTGAGTGCTTTTTTCTTTTCCTGAGTCTGCTTATACATCTCTACTTGCTTCTCGCTCCGAGGGTCTTTGTCGAATGGACGGTTTGAGAATTCTATTTCTTTATTAAAATTATCAGTTAAAGCTTCTACCACAGGGAGTAAGGTATGGCGACAGTTCGGGTGTAAATTTAAATTATCTCCACTAAAAGCCACATCAAGAGCAGGAAATCTTTTATCTTCCCCGCTTATTGAATAAATTCTTCCCTCGTAAACCGCACAGACAGGACAGGCAGTATTATTTTGAGATACTTTTACCAGATCATAACCCCATCCGGTAAGTTGGTTTAATGTTGCCCTGTTAACCGCCTCCGCATAAGTCGTATTCGCAACCATAGTCGCGTAACTATCAATCTGCCAGTTTCTTCCGGATTTATCTGTAAATCCGATTATTCCGCTCTTTAAGAGTTCTTCTATAATAAGGTTTTTCTGTTCTTTTACGCCCATTCCTACTGCAAATTTTTCTGCAGTAGTTTTTAGTCCAATTTCTTTGAATTTATCGTTTATCTTACGACCTACAAAGTTATTCGCTTCTACCAGGTCAGAAGAGAGATTATTTACTATTGTCTCTATAGCCGGCTTATGTATTTTTGAGAATGAAGTTTGAATTACTGGAATATCGTTATCTCTAACATATTCATTAAGCTCTCTGAGTTTTTCTTCGTAGAATTTCGGTATATTTCTACTGCTCCATACTCTCACTTCTTTATTAAGTTCTTTAAGAAATCCGTTTATCTGGGTAAGGAGAGACTTTTGATAAAAAGTGCTGTTCCCTTTAGCTTCTTTCTGCTTTATAGTCAGGAGAATTTTCTGTTTCGCACGAGAATAGATCTCTATGAGTTTTTCGATTTCTTTTGGTGTTTTCTTTTGTGGCATTATTCGTCATTACTCTCTTGGGAAGTTTTATAATAATAAAATTCGATAATATCTTTTATAGTTAAATTCTCTTCTAATTCGAAGAAAAGAATACCTTCTGCCATTTCAATGAATTCATTTACTCTATGTTTATATTCTTCGCCACATAAACATTGTGCTATTTTATCTATCATTTCTTGTTCTGTCATTATTTTCCTCCTTATTGCAAATAGGGCAAAAAAGCTTCAATCTGCTACCATTAGTTATTACTTCCCGACACTTATCCATATTTAAGCATAGAAGAACTTTTAAAGAACGGGATAAATTGCAGTTTAAATTCATCTATCTTTTTAAAAGTCTCTTTTAATTCTCTTATTTGTCTTTCTGCCTTCAGTAGAAGGTCTTTATATTCTTCAATATTGAGTTTACTTCCAGTTTTATATTTAAATCCATTATTTATTCTCCTTAAATAGCGTTCAATCTCTCTCTAATTACCTTTATAGCCTCTTGCCTCAATTCTGACTTTACAATTTGTTGAAGTTCTTGTTTGTAAACTTCTTTTTTTCTTATCTCCTCTGCAATTTTTACTATTTCTTTTATCTCTTCTGAATTTCTTTCAAATTCATCTCTCATAATTGTTTCTCCTTGAACACTTCAGGATTTTCCTTAATAAAAAGATATAATCCCTTCGCAAATTTCTCTATCTGCTCTTCTGTTAAATCTATATCGAAAAAATCTTCAAGACCATGCAAGACCTCATGGAAGAAAGTTAAATTCATGCTATCTTCTGACATTGCTTCTGCTGTCGATAGTTCAATTTTGCAGGAATTTCTATTAATCACCCCACATGCAGTTTTACCTTCAAGATAAAGCAGTTTATCGACTATTTCTATCTCGTAATCCTTACAGCCTATTTTAACTTTCTCTGGTATATTCACTGAATTATCTCCTCAATTCTTACATACTCAGAATACTGCTGTTCTATTTCCTTTAATCCTGCAACGATTGTTTCAATGATTACCTGTGGATATTCGGCAGGTATTTTGACTTCCAAATCACCTTTATTTATTGCTACTTCGAAATACTCTATAGCTTCTTTTTCATGGATATCAAATCCCATAAAAGGTAACTGCAATAAAGTAGAAGCTCCTGCACAAACAATATCTTTACCGCATTCAGTATAACCACAATGACCTTTTGCAGTATAGCCCGTTATTCTATTTTCATTTCTATTCCGGTTGATTGTTATCTGTAACATTTTGCTCCTGTGCTCCCATGGAAAATACAGAGGAGGAAAGAGGATTATTCTGTATATCGTCCATTTGTATTCTTTCAAGTTCTTTTTGAATATCTGCGTCGCCCATATTTTCCATTTTTCTGATTGCAGTTTCTTGGCTGATAGTCGGCTTCCCGCCAAGTCTAATATTCATTATCTCTGCCATTTCCTTATCGTCTGCAGGTAATCCATCCTGCCAGTGAATTGTAATCTCTTCTTCCGGAATAAAAATTCCACCGCCATGGATAGAGTCAAGTTTCGACATTAACGAAATAGCTTTCTTTAATGCCGGGTCGACATACATTTTGCCTCTATTTGTTTTTGCAATCGGGGCATACATTCTTAATCTCAGAGATGTTCCAGATTCGGCGTATCCAGTTTTTGACTCTCCGAAGGCTGTAGGACAGGTTTCCGATAAAGCATAGAGTTCGCTTTTTAAAAAGTCTAATTCCTTAAAGCACCCATCAACACTCCCGTCCCATGTGACATATCCGGGAGGCTGTTCGTCTTTTTCTAACGGAAAATAATCTTTATCTGATTTATATGTGACTTCATTCGTAACAGGATCTATATCCACTGCATCGGCTGAACCGTACATACTGGGCGAAGAATGTTTATTAAAAATCTGACCAAGCTGGATAATTCGATTTTCCATCTCTTCTATTATTGGATTTAAATCAGAGTAATCATCTATTCCGGTTTCCCTGGCAGTTGTAGTTAAATTTGATATTTGAATTACGAGAAAATCATCTATACCTGTATTTATAAAATCTTGTTCAATAAACTCTCCGATTTTACAATCGTTATTTGGAGAGTCAAGTTTATATATTTTTGTAGTTATACTGCCCTTGTCGTGTATTTCTGCTTTCAAATACCACTGTTCTTTATTATTTTCTATCTTCTTGTAAGACCAGGCGAGAACATGATATTGAATCTCTTTAATATTATCAGGCATTACTACCGGAAACCATACAGATGGATTTTGACCTTCAAGGATTACCTTATTGTTATAACGTACTTTCAAAAGAGCATCACCGTAACAACTTCTATCAAGCATACTTTCGTAAGCAGTAATAAGGAAATTACTTCCGGTATATCCTGCTAAAGCTTTTTGCTTATCACTGTCTATATCTCCGGTTACGAACTTCGGAGGTTCGCCAAAAAGAAGATCTGCCCAGAGAGTCGAAAGCCTCTTATGCCAGTTTAAAATTATATCAAGAATATTCTTCTGATTTTTTTTAAGAAAGCTCATTAAATACATAAAGCGTCTATTGTGCTTTCCTTCGAAAAGCTGCCTATTTTTTTCGTACAATTTTAATCTTTCCATCTCACTAGGAGGAGGCCAGGGTTGACCGGAAGAGAGAAAATCCAATGAATTTAACATATTATCATCCTTTGGGTTTATCATTAATTGGCTTAGATAATCTATTTATTAATCTGAAAAATTTTGTGAAAATTATATATCGTAAAGTATCAGCCATGTGATCGTTTTGTTTTATCGGCTTATCTTCTCCGTATTGTTGAGCTTTTTCATCCCATACGTACGAAGCTAAATCACTTTCTAATTGCGGGCAAGCACCTTCCAGTAAATAAAGAATTCCCTGGGAAAATGCACTCGCTACAGTTCTTATACCGTCCAAAACTGAATTATCTGCATCTTTTACATTATGTATACCGTCGCATTTTAATTGTGTCTTAAATGAAGCTGCACTTGGGTCGATATATACAGCCTGAGCATATTTATCTTTTGTGAAAAACTTATAATCTTTACTGAATTCGCTATTGGTTTTTTGCCTTCCAGTTACTTTACTGTCGTAAAAATATTCTTTAATCGCATATAGTTTATTTGTTCTTATATTGTGAGCAATTTTTAAAAATCCCGTAGGCGCTGCAGTTCCATAATCACTACCGTCATAGTAGTGATATATTCCTTCTGGAAGTGCTTTTACTATATGTTTTTTAGGGTCGAAGCAATCATATATAATGCCCTGGGCGAGTTTCCAGAGTCCAAGTATAAAACGGTCGTAAAATAACCCGGAATAAAGCCTTTTATATCTCTCCCTGATACTATCTGAAAGAGAAAGGTTATCTTCCATAGTAAAATGAAGATGAATTGCATTTTTCGCCCTGGCCTGGTCTATCCATTTCTTTTTAAAGTAATGATTCGGACCCTCTGGGTTGCAATTAAACCAGAGTCTACTCCCATCCACAGAGCACCTGGCAACTGCCTGGTTGACAAAACTTTCAGGCATCAGGGCAACTTCGTCAAACAGGGCTCCTGCTGCAGTTATACCTTGAATTAAATCCTGACTTCCTTCGTCTTTTCCACCGAATATGTAAAAATAATTTACTTTTCCGTCTCTGTAAACTATTAAGAGATTCTCTGACCTTTTTTCTTCTGTCTGATAACCTCTTCCGTTTAAAACTCTTTTTTGGAGAGTAAGGACATTTCTCCTGAAACTCCCAACTGTTTTGCCCGACATAATGAAATTTTGATCTTCAAAGTTCTCCATTGCCCAGGCAGGAAAAGACAGGGACATTGGAAGTGTTTTGCCGCTCCTTACTGCTCCATCTGCTATAATTGCATCACAATTTTCAGTAGGAGATCCTGGCATCCACCATGTTAAAATTTTCTCTTGTTTTTTAGATCGAGGTTTCCATTTAAACAGCGGGATTTTGATTTTCATTCTCTTCATCCTGCCAATCTGACCACACTTCAGGAATTCTAGATTGCATGGTTTCTATAAAACCATCACTATCTTTGTTTTCTCCTGCTAATGCTTCAAGTTTTTCTTCTCTTTCTATAAGCTTCAGAAGTGGTGTTACTTTGTCATGAGTTTTTATTTTTGGGCCATACTTCCCCTGGGATATTTCTTGTATAGCTGCAGTGGCACATGTAACAGGATCTGCATCTGGATCAGGAATTACTTTAAATTCTAAATCTATATCACCGTTTTCATATTTTATCTTTTTAAACCTTAGTTTATATTTTGTTATATCAGAAAGTCCGAGTTTCTCAAGTTCATCAAGGTATCTCTGCTTTTTTCCTTCTCTTTTTTTTCTGTCTTTTTCTGAGAGTTTTTGCAGTTCTGCTTTTACTGTAGTTTTCTGTAGTAATTGATAAGCGTATTCACTTGGATAATTTGTAGTATATCCAGCATCCTTAACTGATCTTGTTCCGTCAAAGTCCTTTATGTATTCCTGACAGAACCTTTGCTGTAAAGGAGTAATTTTTTTTTAGGCATTTTAACCACCAAAATAAAAATACTCTGAGAAATCAGAGTATTTTCTATATTTTTTTTATTATTTAAACTATGTTTATAAAAATTTTTTTAAACTATCCTTGATAATATATTTTTTATCAAGACTTTCAAGCTTCTTTATTACATCTAAAGTAAACTGCTTCCAGTCAACTTTTATTCCTGTATCAAATTTAGTTATTTTTCCAACCTTATACAGGTCAGTAAATTTATAAGTTAAATCTATTAGCTTGAAAGTTTCTTCAGGGTCAATTACAGGCTCAAGGCTTACCCACGTCTCAATAGAATAACGCTTTGCATATTTCAATGCTGCTATTCTGTCCTCTGGAAGTGCTGCGCCTGGTTCATAATAAAGAGATTTTTCATTATTAATAAATGTTAATGTCGTGGCGAAGGCATCGCCTTTTTTATATAAGAAAAAATCTCTTGCGGCCTTCATTCCGCCTTTTGTAAGGATTTGAAAACGAATATCGTAAGCCCTGAAAAGTTCTATAGCTTGCTGAGTTACGATATTCTCAATATAATCACCCTGATATGGATCTGAGATAAAAGACATTAAAACTCTTCTTTTATCTTTATTCCGGTTCATCTCTATTAGGTCTTTTTGAAGGAAGTTGATAATATTTTTTCTAATAGAGAAGTGTTTATGATACTCTTCTCTATTTTTTTTTAAGCACATTGGTGCATAACAGTATTTACAAGCGTGTTCGCAACCCATAAACAAATTGACGGCGAGGTCTGAATACTCCCTGGCTGCCCCTTTTGGGGCATATACAACTTTCATATTAATATTAACTCCTTAAAACTACCTGCCTTAATAGGTTCAGGATTTATGTTTTACAATTTAATTATAGCAAAATTATATTAATTTGTCAATTAAAAAAGTGAAATAATTGGCTCTACCACTTGATTTTTTATACATTGATAATAATTTATTTTTAAAGTTATATTCTTTACACAGTATATCTATAAGTTGTGGTATATAATTAATACAATCTTGATATTGGCTGCCATCTGTTTTTATAACTTTATTTTCTCCTATTTTATAGAATTTATATAAATTTAATTTGCCGTTAATCTGCAATACAGATCCTATTCCGTCTGTAACAGCTAAGATAAATGGTTCTTTTTTATTCTTTATTACTTCAAAAAAACATTGTATTTCAACACCAGGACATCCCTCATCGTCGAAATCTATAAAATCAAAATCCAAATGGTTTTTTAATTCTGTTTTTATAAATTTTTTTGCAATTAAATTATAATCGTGATTTATATTATCGAATTTTTGTTTATCGTTTGTTATTACTTCTTTAAATAACCTATTATACCAATATGTCAAAACTTGCCTACCTGAATATAATTCTATCGCTTTCTTTCTTTCTATAAAACAACAAGATTCTAATCTATAGGCAAGCTTTAGAGTTTCTATGTCTGGAGCTGCATTATCGTTATATCCAGAGTGATTTGATAAATGAATTGTGTATTTTTTTTTGCATGCGCCCGGCTCACCCTTCAACCCTTCTAATTCCTCTTCACTAAACCATTCATCAATCGGTATAACTTCCGCATCTTTTAAAATCTGGTCGTAATCCCACTTTAAATCTATTTCAGCTATTCTGTTATCAGCGTAAGCAAGCTCACGGGCTTTTGCATCTTTCTCTAAGTCTAAGTCAGTCCTCTGAACTGCCACAATCTTACTGCCATCAGAAGGAACTACAATAACATCATCCATATTCAGATTTTTTGCCTGTTCCACCGTTTTGTTACCGGCAATAATTCTCCCGGCCTTGTCGATTAAAATAGATCTTCCTGCTCCGTATTTTTGCAAGGAAATTTCAAGCATCTCACGGCCTTTATCAGTTCCTTTATTTGCGTTACTTTTATCTGGCTTTAAATCTGATAGTTTCATGTTATCCTCCAAAATCAAAAAAGACCTCCAGGGTCTTTCTTTACAGTTTAATAATATCACGCTTTAAAAGCCTTGTAAATGCAAAAACACTGCAAAAACACTGCAAAAACACTGCAATTTTATTTTTCAAAGCTTTAACAGACTTTCTATCTTTTCAAGGGCGGTTTTTTTGATGGTTTGCAATGTCCTATCAGACAAATGTAGGGTATTTAATACCGCGCACCATCTCCACTCGAAAACAAAAAGTTTCTGAATTACATCTTTTTCTATATCTGAAAGAGAATTAAGTAAAGCTTCTGTAGTTTTTACCTTTATCTCTAATTCTTCTATCTCCGATTCAATAACCTCCAGTTTTTCCTGTGCTTTCTGATGGTTTTCAGAAGATTTTATCCCTGCTTCCTCAGTCAATCTGGAAATTTTATAATTAGGAGGTTCCCATTTTAAAAGACTGGTATTATTACAATATTTCACTTCATTGGGTATTTGCTTCAACTGCTTAAGCAGTCTTATTCTTTCCAGTTTTAAAATCTCTAAACGGCTACAATTTTTCCTATATTCTTTAAGTAATTTTTTTATATCCGTCACGCCGCTTTACCTCTTTTCTGTAATGATTTCTTCCGCTCTTTCTTAAATTTTTCTACACAACCCTTTCTTTACTTTCTATCTCTTTAAGCTCATTTACGACTAATTTTTTCGCGTGTTCTATGCTGTTATTGAAGTTTTCGGCGTCGAGATTTCTTTCTTCTGGCAAGAACACTTTAAGCCGCTCTATTTTTAAAATAATAGTTTCAAGTTTATTTTTTAACGCATTCTCGCTATTTCGCATCTCTTACAATCTCCTCAGCTCTTCTATCTTTCTCCGGATCTGGTTCTAATTTTGCAAAAGTCGCCTGTAATCTCCATGTGTCATATTGCACCATATCAGCCTGTTCTTTTAGATCTTTTGCTTTTTTATTTAATTTTTCCAGTTCTTGTATCATAAATTCCCTGTAATCCATTATGCTGCCTTCACTCCTTTCTTTATCTTTATTTTTCTTACACATTCTCAAGTCATTCTCAGGACATTCACAGTCTTCCATGAAGCAGTTACAGCCATCACAGAAGTCTTTTAACTCCTGCTCATCTTCACATCTACATTCTTTTTCATCGGCAAAACAGCTTATGCAGACTTTTATGTGTTTCATAATCCGAACTCCTTAACATTTCTTAACATTTTTCCAGTAAAGCTGCCTCATAATCAGATGTGCTAAGTAATCTTCCAAGCCAGGTTCCATGGCAAGATTTAAAAGCAAAACCTGAAGGATAATCCTCTCTTGCTCCAGCATCCCAGAGTCCCATATGCCATCTTATTGAAGAGAGTTCTTCCGGAAGTAGTTTTAATCCGGATTGAATTGCCATTACTACTGATTTTTCGCCATGGCCAAGGTTTAATCCGGAAGTGTCCTCGACTTTGTATTCACCTTTAAATTCACCTGATTTTAAGTAAGCTTTTTTGTAGGTATTTACCTTACAGAAATCATGACAGGCTGCTGCAAGGATGTAGGAATTGATTGTGTCCTGAGTTATACTCTCGATTGCAAGTTGTTTTTTAAAGGAGTTAAGCTTTATCACTCCGATGTTAATTACGTTTAAGTGGTGAATTAATAAACCACCCTCGTAGCATCCGTGATATGCCGGTTTTGTACTGGCAGGAGCCGCGTAAAAATCCGTACCTTCGAGCCAGGCCAGAAAACTTTCAATTCCCTCTCTGCCGGTGGATGTGACTGCTTTTACGTATCTGTCTTTATATGCCTGTAATTCCTCTGGCGTGAGTTTTTTAAATTCTGTCATTAATTTATACTCACTTTCTGCCCTTCTGGAAGCTTATCATTGATACGTGTAGCGACTTCTTTTATTCTTTCTTCTTCCAGCTTATTTAATTCATCCAGGCATCTCATGGCTTCATCTTCATCTCCTGCTTTTTCTATAATCCTACATTGTTCGTTCTTGAAATCCATATACAGTTGACTGTCTCCACCTTCAATGGAGGGATCAAGGTATAAATCTATTTCTCTTCCGAGGTAATTGGATATCTCTCCGATATCTTTTTTACTGAGATTTTTAGCTTTAAAAACAATAGTCGTTATAAATTCTTGGTCTTTGTTTGGTTTCTGGGTTGTAAATTTGTCGATAAGACAATTTTTAATATTCATGCTGCTACACTTTCCTTTCTTTCATCATCTTTTCGATTTTGATTAATAACAAACTTTTCCAGTAAATTGTAAACAATTACCTCCGAGTGCTTCCTGTCTCCTCCGAAGAACACATGGACGTTGTATTTCTGACTCCAGGAGAGAGCGGCATATTGGAACTGTGACATTCTCTGAAATTCTGCTTCCAGTCTTTCTCTGCCACCGCCCAGGGAACTGTAGCAATCGGCGTGACTTTTGCGCTCTATTTTTCCATAATTTCCATACCTTCTTTTGTTGTTTCGACTATATGTTTACCTCACTTTCTTACTCTTCCTTACTCTCTTCACCGGCGCGTATTTTTCCATTTTTACCCTGCAGCGTTCTTCTACCATCCAGCCCATGCCTACGCCTATGGCGTCAGCTTCGTCAGTTGTCTCAGTCTTTATTCCTCTTACCCTCTTTAAAAAGTCCTGAGTTTGTTCCTTACTCGCCTTTGCCCCGGCTATATGCTTTTTCCATGTCTGGTTGTCTATTTCTTCCAGATGTATATTTAGGTCGAAGGAAAGAGAGAGAATTAATCCGTGAAGTTTTGCAAGTTTTATTATTGTGTCCCCGTTTTGAAGAGAAAGAGGTTTTTCTACCACAATCATTGCCTCAGATTTTTTTACTGAGGTGAGATTTTCATAGATCAATTCATTTATCTCTCTGTAAATCTTCTCAATCCTCTCTTTCCAATCGCCTTTCGGTGCTATTGTTCCGCTTTCTCTTAGTTTTTCATTTTCAAAAATAGCAAATCCCGTGCTGGTAGTAGATAGGTCGAGGGCGATTAGTTTGATCATTTCCTCTTCTCCTTCTTCTTTGTCTCTATCCAAAATTCATAAAAATTACAAGTCTTTTTATGCTCCGCCGTCAATTTTTCAAGCGGGATGTCAATTCTCTTTACAGTGCAGATTGCTTGCTCTTTCTGCACGAATTTACAGTGCTTGCAGTTCTGGCAGCATCGGGAAGCGAGGGCGTATGTGGTCATAGGGTTACCTCCAATTCTACTGTTTTCGTTTCTCCGGCCTTGTCGATATATTTTAGATATCCATTTTCTTTAGCGAAATAAAATAAATTTCGAGTTATTTCTACGTCTTTGTTGACTGTTTTTATAACAGCCAATAACTCAAGTTTTTCATGGTTTGCTGTTTGAAGTCCGTCAAGTCTTTTTTTAACATCATTCGCCATGCCTATCTTTACTGCATTGCCACACCTTATAAAATAGACTCCACCGGTTCTATTATTTTCCACTTCTATCCATTTGCCATATTCATCTTTTATAAAGTCACATTTGCAACAGGGCTCTGATATTTCAAAAGATCTTCCATTTCTGCTCATATTTAAACACCTGTGGCAAATATCACAATAATTCTGAATTGCTAACTCGTAACTATAAGTACATCCGCAAAAATTACATACATATCCACCATTTTTTCTATGAAACGTTCTCGATAAATCCATAATTTTCAATCTCCTTAAAACGGAATAACATCTTCTTCACTAAAATATTCATTATTTTCATTTACCGCTAACCCTGCTAACCCACTAACCCTGTTATCATTTTCCTTCATTACTATGCTATCATCAGGGTTAGGGGTATCTATCTCCACCCCTAACCTGCTAACCTTTTCATTAGGGTTAGCAGGGTTAGTAGGGTTAGCAGGGTTAGCAGGGTTAGTAAGGTTAGTATTATTATTATTATTATTTAGCATATAACCATAACCGCTTAAATTATAGATATATCCTTCATTATCAAGCTTCCAACATAGATATTTTACTGCGTTATAGTTTTTTTTAAGTCTATCAGCAATTTCTTTAAGTTTATGCGGCTGTCCATCTCTCAAAACGTCAAGAACCTCTTTTCTTTCCTTGCTGATTCTGAATTCTTCTGCATCTCCTAATAGTTCCCACGAAAGAGATATATCGTTAAACGAAATAGCTAACTCCTGCTCATGTATTATGTCCCTGCCTGTTACCTGTAATATAGCTTCCTTTTCATTCCTGTTCCTGGATAGTTTTAAGATTGTATCAACTGATCCCGTTATACCTGTAGAACCGGAACAGTCATCAATATAGTCAGATTCCTTCATTTTCTTTGTATGATGCAGTAAGAGAATTGATATATTTCTTGTTTTGCAGAGTTCCTGCACTTCACCTATAAGATCTGTGTCTATCTCATAAGCATTGCCGCCAGAAGAAGTTTTTCTCACCCTTCCAAGCGTGTCTATTATTATAAATTTTATCTCAGGTCTACTGTCTATAAGTCTTTTTAATTGATCCATTCCTCCTTCCTGCAACTTCTTCATGTGTAATGAAAACTCCAGGTTATCCGGTATTTCCTCACCTGCCTGTATCATGGCATTTACCATTTTTACAACTCTATCCTGCAATCTTCTTTTATGATCTTCAATAGCAAAATACAAAACACCGGTTTTCTCTGTTTTCATGTTGCTTAAAGCGTTTGTCCCGGAGGCAATAGCACAGGCAAAATTAAACGCAAGGAAACTTTTTCCTATTTTTGGTTTGCCGAGTAATAAAGAAAGCCCTTCGGGAAGAATATCTTGAACGAGCCATTTGACAGGCGGAAGGCTTTCGGCAAGAAGTTCTTTTAATGTAAAGGTTTTTATATCATCTTTGTTTTCTGCTTTTACCGCCTGTGTTTTTTTTACAAGTTCCATTAATTGTTTTCTTTTATTCCCTGCCTGTATCCAGTCAGATACATCTTGCTTGTCCCGAAGTCCCGGCAATTCAATATATTTTAAAGTCGCTATTCCTTTAAGGTTTTCCATAACTTTTCCCATATGCTCCCGGCCTGGCCTGTCATTATCGGGAAGGAGTATTACTTTAGCGTCTTTAAAATAGCAGTTATAATCAGGTTTCCATTTCCCTGCTCCCATAGGATTTGTAGTGCCTACGAGATTGAGAGATCTTAAAGTCTCAACATCCTTTTCGCCTTCCACGATAAAAACAGGTATATTGTTTTTAACTGCATTTATTACCTCTGGAAGATTGTATAAAACAGGTGGTCTCCCATTAAGACCTGATTTCCATTTACCATCCCCTGCATAACTATACTGGAAAAAATCTTTTTTCGCTGTTCTTACCGCCATCATTACAGGGTTTCCCGTGGCATCTGTATATATATATTTTGCTATTCCTTGAATTTCTTCTTTCGTGTATGTTTTGAAATTTACAATAGCCTTTTCGTAATAAGGAAAAAACTCTTCCTCTTTTTCTTTAAAAGCATCCTTCCATGTAATGTCCAGTGCTTTTATAATGTCTTCTGTTTTACACCCGGCATAACAACAAAAAAGCAGTTTTCCGTCTTCTGCCTGTTTGATATTTAAGCTTGGTTTTTTATCGTCGTGAACAGGGCATTTACATTGAAAACTGCCGTCTGATTTAAATTTACCATTTAATCTTATTGATAATTCTTCCAGGGTCAACGCTTTCACCTGCTTTAAAAACTTTTAAACTTCTGCCCCTGCCAGGACTCGAACCTGGCGAAACCAACCGGGACAGATTGTAAGGGTAATCTGTCCCGGTTGGAGCTTCTTAAAACGGAACGTCGCAATCATCAAGGCTTGCATCTTCATGGTAGTTATTTTCTTCTGGCAGTTCCATAGGAACCATAGCTTCAAGAAGATAGAAGATCTGCTTTCCTTCTTCTTCAGTGATATTTACGATATTAGAAACCTTCTTCTTTAACTGCTCCGAGAGAAATTCGTAAAAGGCTCTTGGTGTCATGTCCAGTTTATCTCTCAGGTCGTTTATACTCTGGATGGTGCCGGGAAGGATTTTACCTGGAAGTGTTTTTTCTTCTACCGGCTGGGCTTTACCATTTCCCTTTTTCTTCGGTAAAAACTCTGTAATGTTGTTATAAATTTTATCTGGATTTGTTGTAGACGGGTTCTGCTTTACTATTATCTGGACTTCTTTCCCGATAAGATCGCTTTCTTCCAGTTTCTTAAATTCATCTACTGAGAGTATTTTCCCAAAAACAGCTTGAACAAAAGGTCTTATTCTGTTTTTACTGGAAGTTGTGTAGTAAGCTGAAGTGAGATAACTTATCTTAAACGGCGTATTTTTTGTGGTTCTCTCTGTGGTTGTCTCGAAAAACCACTTTAAAGCGTTTTCCATTTTGCTTTTGTCATTATAGCTTGGTCTTTGGTAAGGTACGATTGATGTTAATTTTGCTTCATAAACTCCATTCTCTAAAAGTTCATAAACTCCATCACTTGTCATAATTCCCATACTTTCCATTAAACTCATTTTAATACATCCTTTCATATTATTTTTTACCAGTTCATTTACGCTGCCCTCTTTTTTCTGCTCTCAAGTAACGTGTCGCATTCCTGTATTACTTCTGATAAAAAATCCATAGTATCAGAAGTTTTTTGAGAAGGATTTTTTGTTCTTCCGGCTGTATAAAAGTGGTCTTTTGCTGACCTTTTAATTTCCTGAAGCGTATCTTCTGACTGCATACTTAAAACAATTCTGTTTCCTCCGTAACTGATAACCATTTACGCCGCCTCCTTTATTATGGTTGACTTATGGTTTCAATCTCTTCTCTAGATAGAATTTTTCCCTCTGGAATTCTCTGATTCATAGAGAATACCAAAGCATCCTGAGTAAATTCAGAGAGTAACCAATGGTTTCAATCTCTTCTCTAGATAGAATTTTTCCCTCTGGAATTCTCTGATTCATAGAGAATACCAAAGCATCCTGGCCTATCTGTTGCTTCGCCTGAATTCTGTTCTGGGGGATTTCTGTTTCAAGGATTTCACTGAGTATTTTCGCAGTGGCTTCGTGTCCAACTGCTGAAACAAAACCTTTTGTGTCCACAAGAACTTTTGCGTCTTTCACTGAGATTGACTGATACGAATAATTACCGCGCGCTGTAAGGATTGCGCAGTTTAGAATTAATACTGGTTGCATTTTACGCCGCCTCCTTTCCGATACCTTGATGTCCGATTTTGTTATAAATCGGGAAACTGGTGGAGAAGGCAGGACTCGAACCTGCGACCTCTGACTGTTGTAACCAATTAGGCCAATCTCGCCCTTGCTCTTCCAAC